TTATGTTTCTGCACATCTTCATATATATAAAACCAACAAAAATCTTTATCTGCAACTTTATCATTATATATTTTCGTTTTAAAAGTAAATATTTTCTCATAATTTTTAACAAATTTTGCTATCGTTTCTAAATCATTCTCATAAAATTGAAAAAATATATTACCATATTCTTCCTGCAAACGGGCGAATTCAGATATAATATGTTCTTCTATAGGGGTTTCAAAAAACTCCTTTAAGTGTATTCTAATACTCGGTATAAAATAATTCTCATACATATCATTTGCCCCTATTCATAAAAAATATCTTGAACTACTATCATTTTATACCTTTATCACAATACTCAGTTTGATTAAACTCACAAAACCTACATGTTTTTTTGGATTCATTTGTATCATATTCCTTTAATAAATAGTTACCTTGCTCATCAAAACACGAATCTACAAACTCTTTTAATTTATATAAAACTTTATTGAGAGAAGGTTTCCCATGAGCTGGAGTAAACAATTGAACTTTTCTTTGAGGAAAATCCACATTCTCATATAATTTTCTTTTAAGTATAAAATATTCTATATCTATTTTATCTGTAGGCACATCAAATTCTTTAGAATAAAATTGTTTATACAATAATAATTGATTTGTTTTTACCTTATCCGCTTTCATCCACTTATTCCAACCTTTTGTAGAAGTCTTTAAATCTATTATTTTAATTCTATCTCTAACAGTATCCTTAATAACTACATCCATAAATCCAATAAAATTAAGACCTTCTCCTAATTTATAATTTAATTCTATTTCAATGCCAAGTAATTCATATCCACGTTTACTAAAATACATTGATTTATTTTTCTTAAACCAATCCAATAATGAAACCCCATCCTTATAAAAAGATTGTAAATCTTCTTTAGTACATGGATCACCTTCGGAGGTTTTTTTGGATTCTATAAATTCATTTTTTAATTCTGTAAATAACATATCATTTAAATCTAATGAATCGGCTTCTGTTATTGTTTTACTATAAAAAGTTGTTAAATATGTTTGTAAAACAGTATGCATAGCACTACCAAATACTGTATGAATATTACCTCTAAAACGTTTTAGTTTATCTACATAATTTAACTTCCACCTAAGTGGACATTGACCCCACATCGAAAATTGACTATAACTTATTCTATTTTTCATACTTCCGTTTCATTATCTTCTTTTATCCACATATTACATTGATACATTTCATTCCATTCACTATGACCACAAAAATCTTTCCCCTTAAATTGCTGTATCCAAAACTCTAACTCATCTTCTGTTGGAACGTTGATTAAATGGAATGTAGTATTCACTTCATCTTGTGTTTCCATCCGTTTCCGTAAATACTTAGCTAACTCTTTATTATCTATTTTCCCCATTTTCCATTTTTTACAATTGTTGCCATTATACCATAATTAGAAATGTCAAGATATGCATCTTCTAACGGTTCATCTACAGCTGATTTTCTACCACTCATCAACATCGTTTTTAATCTCTGGCATTTGTCATTAATTCTGAACCATAAACCAGTAAGTGCTAATTTAATCTCATCAGGAGTAGCCAATTGTGTACCAACAGAGATATTCCCTGGACCATAATCGTGTTGCTTATGTAAAAACAATACATATTGTTCGTGTTGTAATCTTTGAAACTCTTTAGTCATCTCTGGCCATTCTTTTTCCATTTGTTCTACAACTGATCCATTAGATTTTACTTTAGTACCTTCATAGGTACGTAGGGTTTTCTTTGTACTTGCTTCTTTAAGCATCTCTTACCTCTTTACTATATGGTCTAAAGATATTTTTTTTAGTAATTGGTAATTTCCTACTCAAATCTAAAAACCAACCAGTTTTATCTTCTTTCATTTCTTTAATGATATCTTTGGCTATATCCAACCTAGCTGTTTCAGATTGTAAATTAGCATCAGAAAACCGTTCTAGAACTTTATTTATTAACTTTATCATTTTTTAACCTCTTTATTTTCTTTTTAATTCCTTTGTTTAAATAATAAACATATTTGTTTTTAGTTTTTCGTTTTTTAAAAAATATATTAGGATCTCCAGCTTCCCACCTACGCCTAATTTCTCTACTATATGGTTTGATTGGTTGACTTAGAGACCTACTATGATACTCTTTACCATCAACCATTAAAACTCTGCCTGGAGAAGTTTCACCTTGAAACTCAAAATTACTAGCCCTATAAATAACTCCTGAATGACCATAATGTTGATCCGCAAATGAAACAATAACTTCATAGTCCATATTTTGTTTTAACCATTTTATAGTTTGAGATATAAAAAAACTTTCACTATTCTTAGGTGCTTCATCTAAACAAACTAATCTTCTTAACTCAATACATTTATCAGGATGTATTGGATTATATGCTTTAGCAGTATTTGGCATAGATGGTATAGCATACATCATAGCACCTACCATTCTGGGTATACCAAAGTTACCTGGAGCAAATAGTGCAAAGCATTCTAACCCCTGTACTCCATTAGTATTATGACTATAATGATACTTCTCTATAAAAGATTGTATAGCACTACGTGGAACAAGTTCTACAGAGTATCCTTCTAACTTACTCATATTTTTAATTTTTTAATCAACTTTGTTTCTGTTCCATACTTTTCTAAAATATCTCTCAACTCTAGCTTACCTTTTTTTGTACCTAATAGTAACTCTATGTAACTTATAACTTCTTTCTTACTTACTTCAAAATATTTACACAAAATATCTGTCAACCAAGGTTCATATTTTGTTGTTTTATCTGCTTTTATATATTTAAACCACATCTTTTTTCTTGGTAAAATTTCTTTATATACATTATATAAATTTTTCTTATCTAACTCTAGTTTTTGTAAATCATTGACAAAATTCACTAATTCTAACTTCATAGACATAAATCTATTAACCATATAACCACTAAATTTCTTTTGAGACGATTCATCAAAATCTTCCCACACAGATTTTTTCTCTGTTATTTCTTTAGTCCATTCCCAAGGAGTTTTTATAACTTTATTTATTATAGTCATTTGCCTCACATTCTTGATTACAATAATTATAAACTGCAACTTTCGAATCACCTTTTAAATCTACACGATTGGTTCTTGGTCCATTTTTTACATAATTAGGTATATTCCATATATTCTTAGCTGGAACTATATGGTACACATACGGATTTGTTACCATTTTGCCACAAGTGTGGCACTTTTTTCTTTTTGGTTTACTCATATTTCATCAACCTACTAAATCTTCTGTATCAGCTACTCCACCAAGATTCTTTAATTCACCACATCCCCCACAAGCGAACACTTGAATGGGAACTATAGCTTCTTGTCCTGTTGGTGAAACAATTGCAGATACCCGCTTTAACACATATGATTCTATAAATAAAGAGTTATTACAACTCTCACAAAGTATAGTTTCTGCTTGCGACAGATCAACTCTTTGTTTTGCTTTAGGTAGGGGTTTCATTGGTTTTGTACTCATTGTTTAATCTCCTGTAATATTTCAACAATCATTGCCATAGCATTGATTTCTTTATCAACTACTTGGGCATCACTTAATTCATATTTTGCTATAATCAAAATACATTCTGCAACATGGCCTTTTCCATAACCATCAATTTCATCATATAGTAATCTAAATAGTTCAGCATAATCTGTAACTTTACTATCTGCTAAAACTTTTCGTATGCCATTAAATGCGGATTTCTTATCTTGTTTCAAAAATTCTAATACTTTCAATTTATAATCATTCTCTACAATACTTTGTTTATCAACTATCAACTTACCATCAATGGACTGTCGTTGTGCAGAATTAATAACTCGTCTAATATCAGGATATCCAGAATTTACTAATATTTTCAAATCATCTAACTCATAAACCACATCTTCCTCTGCGAGTATTTGAACCATTCTTTGTGCAACTTCTGACCTAGAAGGTGGTATTATTTGAAATGATTGGCACCTTGATTGTATTGGGTCTATGAGCCTCTCTACATAATTACAAGTCAATATAAACCTACAATGTCTACTAAATATTTCCATTAAATTACGAAGTGCCGCCTGAGAATGACTACTTATATAATCTACCTCATCCAATATAACAATTTTCATATCTTTGAAACCAACAGTTGAAGCAAAATTTCTAACTTTAGGTATCAAATCTTCAACTTTTCTTACATCTGATGCGTTAATATATAGATAATCACACTCTATATTCTTTACAAGTAATTTAGCGAGAGTGGTTTTACCTGTACCAGCCCTGCCGTACAGTAAAAGGTGTGGTAAGTCTCCACTCTCAATATAAATAGATACTTTACTTTTGAGGAGTTCATTCCCAATATAAGTATCCATGGTACTAGGCCGATATTTTTCTACCCATAAACTATGATCAAACATATTTTAAATCCTTTTCTATTTTATGCTCTGTTATTTCTGTTATGCTCTGTTATACTCCGTTATGCTCTGTTATTTATGTTATACTCTATTATGCTCTGTTATGCTCTTTTATGCGCTGTTATGCTCTATTATGATCTGTTATGCTCTGGCGTGTTCTGTTATTCATGTTTGGTCCCGTTATACACGCACCAACTTGCTGTATCGCTCTTACCCTCTCTGGCGCAGTCGGCTTTTTGCTTTGACACATTCCCCAGCTTAACGCGCTTCCCGTTCTATGTCAGGCCAGGTTTTTTATTAAACATCAGGAAATGTCGAACGTTTAGGGGGTAAATCTATAGTAAATCAGTTATTTAGCGGGTCTAGCGTTGAGCAGGCCTGCT